GGAGATTCTCAATGCTGCTTAGTTTTCGTAATATGGTGAAGAAGTATAATATGAATGTGAAAGGTATCATTCATATTGGTGCTCATCTAGGTCAAGAGATTGAAGATTATATTGGGATGGGTGTTCAGAACATTATGTTGTTTGAACCATTATCTGAGACGTTTGAACTTCTTACAGAGAAAGCAAATAAGATGAATGCAAATATTGAGGGATATAATGTTGCTCTTGGTTCAGAATCAGGCAACGCAACAATGTATGTGAGTGATCATAACCGCATCAGTAGTTCAATTCTCAAACCAAAGATTCATCTTGAGCATCATCCTAACGTAGCATTTCCTGGAAAAGAAGATGTGGAAGTTGATATTCTTGATAACTATGACTGTCATGATTACAACTTCATTAATATGGATGTTCAAGGATATGAACTTGAGGTTTTAAAAGGTGGCACTAAGATTCTAGAACAAGTAGACTATGTTTATTGTGAAGTTAATCGTGCTGAAGTATATGAAAACAATGCAATGATTTATGAGATTGATGAGTTCCTAGAGGGATTTGATATGGTAAGAAAAGAGACTGATTGGGGCGGTCAAATCTGGGGCGATGCTCTTTATGTGAGGAAAAGTGTACTATGAAAATCTGCATTCTAACGATTGCTACAAACAAATACATTCAGTTTGTAGAGAAACTGTATGAAGACATTGCTGAGAAGTTTTGTCCTGGTGCAGAAATTAATTGTCTTCTTTTTACTGACCATGAGATTGAAGAAGCAGGCGATAATGTAAGAGTACATTACATTGACCATGAACCTTGGCCTATGCCTACGCTTAAGCGTTACAATTATTTCATGAAAGAAAAAGAGTTCATTATGGAGCATGATTACTGCTTCTATTTTGATGCAGATATGCGTATTGATGGACTAGTAACACCAGATGAAGTGTGCGGCGATCTAGTTGCTACTAGACATGGGTATCAGTCATTAGCATCTCCAGCACAACAATCTTTTGATCGTAATCCAAAATCAGTAGCATATGTTGCTTTTAATGAGAGCACTGTAACTTATTATGCTGGTGGATTTAATGGTGGAAGAACAGAAAACTTTATGGCAATGTCTGAGAAGATTGCTAATGATGTTAATACTGATCTTGAGAATGGAGTTGTAGCACTGTGGCATGATGAGTCACATATGAATAGGTATCTGATTACTAATCCTCCTACTTTAGATCTTGATCCAACCTATTGTTATGCTGAGGAGTTTATCGGAACTGATTATCCATTCTCTCCTGGTAAAATTATTGCTCTGAAGAAGAATCATGCTGCGCTTAGATCTTAGAGATATACCTTTTTACTACATCAACTTAGATGATGCTGTAGAAAGAAACGAAAGGATGAAAAGTATTCTCAGTGAACTGGGAATCAAGAATGTAAGAAGAATCAGTGCTACTAAGCATGAGACAGGACAAGCAGGAACTGCTCGTTCTATGCTGAACACTATTGAGAGTGCTATTAACCCAGTTGTCTCTCCACTCGGAACTCCATTTGTTATTCTTGAGGATGATATTGCAGTAAAGAGATGGGATCCTATTATTGAGATACCAGAGAATGCTGATGCTTTCTATCTTGGTATCTCAGGTTGGGGTAGAATGAATAGTCACTCTGGACCTTTTGTTCAATGGGAGCAGTATGAACCTGGAATTCTTCAAGTTTATAATATGCTCGGTGGACATGCTATAATGTATCTACGAAAAAGATATATTAATCTAGTGAGAAGAGTTTGTCTTCATGCTGGGTATGATATTGAAGACCATCCAGACATTGGATTTGCTGAGATTCAACGCTGGCATAATGTATATGCTTTTGATGATCCTTATTTCTTTCAGACTAGTTCTGGAGGAAATGAAAGAGTCACTTATGCTCCTCTTTCTGAACAAGAAAGTCATGAGTGTATGAACTACATGAGAAACTTCTTTCTACCTCTTAATGTAATATGATTATTGTTCTTGTAGATCCTCCTTTTTCTTCTTGATTGTTTTCTTCATTAACTTAGCATAGGCAACTTCCTCTGGGGTATACCATTCAGGATGTTTCTTTGCACGTTTAATGAGTTTTTTGCAGACCTTTTTGTCCTCCATGTTACATATAACGACAGTATGTAATATTTATTTTAATAGTGTCCATCTACCTCTTAATGTAATATGATTATTGCTAGTTGTCCGTTAAGAATATCTTTGTTCGGTGGTTCTACTGATAATCCATACTTTGTTGCTAAGTATGGATATGGTAGTGTGATTAGTTTTGCGTCTAATTTAAAAACATATGTGACTATTAGTCAAGATAAGTTTGGATTTAATAAGAAGGATCATAAGTATGTTATTAACTACTCACGTAGAGAGGAAGTAAATCATATTAGTGAAATTAAAAATGAAGTTGTTCGTGGTGTATTGGAACATTTCAATATGCCTCCAGTGCAAGTCACATTAACAAGTGATGCTTTCTCTCAAGGCAGTGGACTTGCGTCTTCATCATCTTATATCATTAGTTTAATTAAGGCTTGTTCATTGTTTCTGCATAAGAAAATATCTGATACTGATATTTGTAGATTGGCATATGATATTGAAGTTAAGTTCAATCCTTTCTGTGGGTATCAAGATCCTTATGGTTGTGGTATTGGAGGGTTTAAAAGGATAGAGTTCTTGGATACAGGTAGTGTTAAGCATGAGTTTCTTTCCACCGATGTATTTGATGACATTGATATTAAGTTAGTGTTTACTGGAGTTACAAGAAACTCAAAAGAAGTTCTCAGAGATGTCAGTATGAATCTAGAGAAAATAAAACCATTACTTCCCATTGTTAGTACAGCATATGATTATCTAAAGCAAGGCGATAGTAAAAAGTTTTTAAAAGAACTCAATCATACCTGGGAAGAAAAGAAAAAGACAAGTAATATTATCACAGAGAATGAAAGGATTCGTAAAATAGACAAAGAGTTATCAGATAATAGTAGTGTGATATCACATAAACTATGTGGTGCCGGTAATGGTGGATTCTTTTTGACGTTTTCTAAACATAACAAGTTGACTATTCCGTATGATACTGTTAAAATAAAAGTGAATTATGAAGGTGTACGAGGTGAATCCGTTTAAACCTTATATTGAAACATTAGAGTCCGCACATATGGAGGATGAGTTTCAAAAATATCAAGATCAATTTAACAGTCACGGCAGGATTATTATTCTCGGTAATGGAGGTAGTAATTCTGTCGCTTCTCATATATCGCAAGATTATATGAAGTTTCATAAGAAGAAGGTGTCTGTATTTTCAGATCCTTCAATGCTTACGATGCTTGCGAATGATTTTGGATATGAAAAATCTTATACAAAGTTTTTAGAATACCATGTTGAAGAGGGTACTCTTGTTGTTTTAATGAGTTCAAGTGGTGAGTCTCTTAATATGTTGAACTGTCAGAAATACTGTGAAGAAAATGGTATCTCTTATGGTATACTGACGGGATTCAGTCCACATAATACTATGAGAAGAAACGCACACGTCACATCAAAGTATTCTAAATGGGATTACCATGTTGATAGTGATTCTTATGGTGTGATTGAATGCGTTCATCAAATCTTTCTTCATGGTGTGGTATGAAATATTGCTTTGATCTAGACGGCACAATCTGCAACACTCCCTGCAATCCTGATGGCCATGGACAAAGATACTGGGACTCTACACCTATTCCTTTTATGGTAGAGACGGTCAATCGTCTTTATGATGAAGGGAATCATATTATTATTATGACTGCTAGGGGCAGAGGGTCAGGCAAAGATTGGACAACACTCACCAAAGAAATGCTTGCTGACTGGGGTGTTAAATATAATGAGTTGGAACCAATGTTCCATAAACCCACAGCAGATATCTTCATTGACGACAAAGGAGTCAATGTAGAAGACTGGATCAAAACACAACCATTGAAGAAAGGTATTGTTGCTGGGGCATTTGATATTATCCATCCTGGATATGTGAGAATGTTCAAGCAAGCTAAAGAGCATTGTAATCATCTTACGATTGCTCTTCATGAAAATCCTGCCTTAGCACGTCCTCATAAACTCAAACCAGTTCAATCACTTGAAGATCGGAAAGAGATTCTAAGGTCCATCAAATATATTGATGATATTGTTGTTTATCAATCAGAAGATACATTCATTAGTTACCTAGAAAGTGGTGACTATGATGTTCGTTTCTTAGGCGACGATTATTCTGATGGTTCTTATAGTGGAAAAGGTGTAGGTATCCCTATTGTTTGGATTACTAGAGGACATGGATATTCAACGACCAAGTTGAAAGTTAACATTGCAGAATCAGTCATCAGGAGTAATAGATTATGAAAGCATTAGTGACCGGAGGATCAGGATTTATTGGTTCTCACATTGTTGATGAACTTATTAGAATTGGATTTACTGTTACTGTGATTGATAATCAAAGTGCAGATGCCGAACAGTTTTATTTCAATGACAAGGCAACCTATGTAAATCAAGATGTAAGTAACTATCAAACAACTCGTGTATTCTATGCTGATATTGATTATGTCTTCCATCTTGCCGCAGAATCTCGTATAGGACCTGCTATCGCTAATCCTATCGCAGCAGTCCAGAAGAATGTATTAGGCACCTGTACGGTGCTTCAGTGCGCCAGAGAAGCAGGTGTGAAGAGAGTTATATACTCTTCAACATCTTCTGGTTATGGTAACAATGACTATCCTAATGTGGAAACACAACCTGATGATAGTTTGAATCCATACTCAGTAACTAAAGTTGCTGGAGAAAAACTATGCAAGATGTATACTGACTTGTTTGATTTGCCTACGGTAGTATTTCGGTACTTTAATGTCTATGGACATAGAGCACCACGCAAAGGACAGTATGCTCCTGTGATCGGTATCTTCTGTCGTCAAAGAGATGCTGAAGAACCACTTACAATCGTTGGTGATGGCGAACAATGTAGAGACTTTGTTCATGTATCTGATGTAGTTAATGCTAATATATTAGCAGCAATAAAAGAGGTAGATGACGATGCCTTCGGTATGGTATATAATATAGGTACAGGTCAAAACTATTCAGTAAATCAAATTGCTGATTGGATTTCTGATAATCAAACTAATATTCCTCCACGCATCGGTGAAGTAAGAATCAGTCTTGCTAATATTGATCGGATGAGAAGCACGTTTGGTTGGGAACCTAAAGTTGAACTAGAGAACTGGGTTAAAGAAAATGTTTAGATCTATTCACATATGGATATACGGAATAATTTCCGAACTAGAATATAGTCTCTATCCTTGGAAGTCCTCTACTCCTCCTACATGGGCTGTAGAAAGATGGAATCTCAATGGCGAAACTAATACTGATGGAGAACTAGAAGAATCTGTTCTAAATTATGATTGGTTGAAGTCTCATGATGATAAAATCAACCGACTACAAAATGAAATGATCTACGTCATAGATGCAATAAACAAAAACAACCTTAGCAAAAAATGATTGGATTTGATTACTTAGGAAAAATGGGACAGTTGGGAAACCAAATGTTTCAGTATGCTTCACTAAAAGGCATTGCGAACAACAATGGTCACGAATATTGTGTACCTAATCATAATGAACTGATTGTTGATGTCTTAGGCAATCGTTTGAGGATTGAATTATTTGAACCTTTCACTATGAATGGGTGTAATAATAACTCGGTCATAGGAAATGGATATGTGCAAGAGGATGGATTCACTTTTAATGAAAATATCTTTAACTCTTGTCCAGATAATACAAGTCTTGTTGGATACTTTCAATCAGAAAAATACTTCAAACATATTGAGAATGAAGTCCGTAAAGATTTCTCATTTATTGATGATATCAAAACTCCATGTGAGGAGATGATTCAATCTGTTTCTAATCCAATCGCATTACATATTAGACGTGGCGACTTCTTAAGGAACTCAGGCAATCATTACAATCTAGATCTTGATTACTATGCTAGGGCATTGAGTTTATTTGACATTCGCAGAAATGTTGCTATATTTACAGATGATCCTGAGTGGTGTAAACAACAGGATATTTTTGACCATGATAGGTTCTTGATTGCTACAGGCAACACAAGTTATGTTGACCTTTGTTTGATGTCATTATGTTCTGACTTCATTATTGCTAACAGCACATATAGTTGGTGGGGAGCATGGTTAGCAAACAAAGGTAGAGTTATTGCACCCTCCAAATGGTTCGGTCCAAATAACAAACACTTAGATACTAAAGACTTATATCCTGAACAGTGGGAGATTATCCATGCTTAGAGACAAAAACAAAGCCGCATACAAACTCAAAGGTATCGGTCCAATCTATTGTATCAATCTTGATGGACAACCTGAGAGATGGAACTACATGGAGGAACAATTTAAGTATTGGGAAATAGAGAACTATACTCGTATCTCTGCTTATGACGGCAGAGAGGATGATCTGAGTGAGATCCTGAAGGGTAGATACCCTGAGATGGTAACCAGTGGAGAGATTGGGTGCGTCACATCGCACCTCAAAGCAATCAAGCATTTCTATGAGGAGACTGATGCTCCTTATGCTGTGATGATGGAGGATGATTGCAATCTGGACTTGGTGAAGTGCTGGAACTTTACATGGAAGGACTTTTATTGTAGAATACCTTATGACTGGGACGTTTGTCAGATCGCTATCATTGCGACTGGTGACGTACATATCAAGGTTCACAAGAGATTCGTAAATGAATTCTCTACTGCGTGTTACTTGATTACCAGACATCATGCTAAAAAGATGCTTGACTTGCATGTTCGGGGAGATCGGTATAAACTGGATAACGGGGTACGTCCCCGACCAGTGGCTGACGATCTGATCTACAACTCAGGCAACACTTATGCTTTACCTCTTCTGCTTTATAAGTTAGAATTGGGATCATCAATTCACCCTGAACACATCGACGTTTTCCACAGAGGAAACTTTGAAGCACAATCCAATTTTTGGAATAATGCAGGTGCTCAGATTGAGATTGATGAGTTGATGGACTACAACCCATATCTGGGTAGAGTCACTGAAACGTCGGGGCAGGACGGTAAACCGCCAACTACTTGACGAGTCTCGGAAACTCTGCTAGTATAAATACTTAACCTTTTGTCTTTCAGTAATTAAAGTAACAAAAGGTAATACTTAACACGGGACAGTCGAGTCCCATTCATCTGCGGGTATCCATTCCGCAAGTAACTAAAGGTAATTCAAATGATCAAATCTGTATTCGCAGCACTGTCTGCAACCGCTTTCTCTGCAGGCGCTGCCTTCGCAGGACCCTATGTTAATATCGAAACCAATGCTGGTTGGGTAGGCGATGACTACACCGCTGCAACGACGGATCTTCACGTTGGATTTGAAGGAGAAGCAGGTGCTGCTTCTTACTACGTCCAGGCTGGTCCAGCAATCGTTGCTGTTGACGGACAAGATACTGACACCCAATTCTCTGGTAAGGCAGGAGTTGGCGTCCCCGTCTCCGATGCTCTTGGAGTATATGGTGAAATGTCCTTCCTGACTGCCGACAATGATGATGACTTCGGTCTTGGTGGCAAATTGGGTCTGAAGTACAGCTTCTGATATTCAATATAGACACATAAACATCTAGATGTTATACTGGGGGTGCGACGGCATCCCCTTTTTTTATGAAAAAATATTTTATAACCTTCATAACGAATCCTGGGGTAATGACCTCACTCCTGATGTTCGGAGTGATAGCATTCATAGGGGTGGTCCACAATGATGCTCACCTTAGAATGACCAAAGACGCAGATGCCTATGTGAGACAGTGGTGTAGGTCATCAGCAGAAAACAAAAAGACCTGCATCAGCTATGGCGGCAACATGGACTATTGACTTGACAGGTCTTTAGATTTCCTATATACTATGTAAAGAAACATTACGGAGTGTATCGTGACTGTAACAACTGAAGACGGCGGCCGTACAAACATGTACGCTACTGAGCCTAGAATGTATATCTCAGAGACAGACGCAGAGCGTCATGGTCTTGAGTCATATGCCGAGAAGGCAGAGAAATTAAATGGACGCACTGCTATGCTTGGATTTGTTGCTGCTGTTGTCTCTTATGCTTTCAGTGGTAGCGTATTTTTCTTTGGTGCGTTCGGATTCTAATGACTGAATCTATTTTTACTATAACTAGTATTGCATTTTTTGTAATACTATCCTATAGTATACAACAACTATCAGAAACTTACTAATGGCATTCAACATCACATTCAAGACTCCAGAAGGAACTGCACAAACTATAGAGTGTCAGGACGATCAATATCTCCTAGATGCTGCAGAAGAGGCTGGAATTGACATGAACTATTCGTGTCGTGCTGGTGCTTGTTCTTCATGTGCTGGAAAGATTGAAGTTGGTACTGTTGACCAATCTGATCAATCTTTCCTTGACGATGATCAGATTGATGCAGGGTTTGTTCTCACATGTGTTGCTTACCCAACATCAGACTGTACAATCTTGACAGAGCAAGAGGAGGCATTATACTAATGTTAGCAGTCCTTGCTATCACGATGCTTGCCTTTATTGGAGCAGCAGTGATGACACAATCTGGAGATGAAAATGTCTAATCCCAACCAACTTTATGAGGATATGGAACGACTCAATGCCCTCTATGAAGAACTATGTTGGGATCATGATGATGAATTAGTGTTTACCCACGATGGTAAGCAGATTTTAGTTTACAACAAAACCATACAAGAAAATGATTGAACTTTTGACGCAGACTGATTTCACTTGGGCTGCCAACCATACTATTGCTGAGTTCCTTGCAGGATATGTATTTGCTGCTGCTCTTATTGTTGGAGCACCTGCAATCTATCTCATCATTGCTATGATGTCTGCAATACAAAATACTAAAGGTAGAGTTGTAGGATACAAAGATCATCAAATTTATGGTGAGACCAGTGTATATGATTTTTCAAAAAGCAAAGTATGACTGGATTACCAAAGTTCTTTGAGCAAACTTCAAATCTTTCATATGATAGACATACCTATAAGGTTTATTCTAAAACAGGAAAGACTCACACATTTGATGACTACAGGGAAGTATTAGGAGTTTGGTTTCAAGAAAGTGATGTCCTCTCACATGTAGAGGTTCAAGACAAAAACAAAGGATTTAAATAGGAGAAAAACAATGAATCAAAACGCAGAACGTATCAACGGTTGGGCAGCAATGCTCGGTGTGATTGCAGCAATCGGTGCTTATGCAACGACAGGACAAATCATCCCTGGTATCTGGTGAACATATATCTGTGGTTGTCAGTAGGATTTATTATTGCTTATATCATTACAGCACCAACAGATGACGATGATGGTCCGCCCGATAAGGGTATGATGAGACCAGTTTTTGAGGGGGTCTAATGACCCTCTTTTTTTCTAAATAGAAGAGCCATGCTTCCTTTCAATGCCAGAAGAAGTCAAAAAAGAAGAACCTAAAAAGAAAGGTATTCTAGGTAAAATTAAAGAGGCAGCAGATGACAAAGAAGAACAGCTTGCTATTCTGTCTACTTTTGTTAGGCTTGGCATCCTTGTTTGGTCTGGCGGAATACTCACGCTGGCATACATCAAACTTCCACCTGCACTCGGTATACCAGAGCAGAAACTAGATCCGACTTTTATAGCCAGCGTCTTCACCGGAGTTTTAGCTACTTTTGGTGTTCAGGCAGCAAAGAAAGCAGGAGAAGGTGGTGGTAGTAATGGTGGTATCGGCAAAGCAGATATGGAAAGATTGATTGCTGCTGCAGCACAAACTGCACCTGCACAAACTATTCGTATTGAACAGGCACCAATTCAGTTCACCACAAAAGATAGTGAACCACCTGTAAAACCTACCGTGTAATCTTATGAACTTCTTTAAATGGACTGCATTAGGAGTTGGTGGTGTTGTTGCTGTAGCACACATTGGTGTTCTAGGGCACATCATCCAAGCAACAAAAACACCAGAAGTTCCAATTATTAATTTACCTAGGGGAGATTATTCCTCTTATAAGATTAAAGCAGGTAAAGAAGGTTATAGTATAGAATACAAAG